CTGATACAACAACGCAAAATGAACTTTTTGAAGTTCAGAGTCGTTCTGTGTTAGATTTTAGTGAATCGAACCCATTCGGTGATGTAGGGAGTAGTTCGTAATGTTTAATTTAAGTGATATACCAAATCCTAGTAAGAAACAACTTGCTAAAGAGATGGAGGGTATTCCACAGCATTTTGTTAATTATGTTCATGGTGAGTGTGTGGGTGACTACCACAATAATCCAGAACAGCGTAATGCATATATGCGTGAGTATCATAATAAATATCGTAATGGTATGGAAACACCAGAACAAAGAGAAAATCGTAAACAAAAACAAAAGTTATCAGACGCTAAAAGACATAAGGAAACATACCATCTAAGAAAAGATGAATATAATACCAAGAGGCGTGAAAGATATGCAATGAAGAAAGAGGAGATGGTATAATGTTGGGAACCCAGTTCTACCATGAAACCATAAGAAAGGTCATAGTTTCTTTTGGATCAATGTTTAATAATATTAATTTAGTTCGTAAAGATAGTTCTGGAAATATATCTCAATCCATGAAGGTTCCTCTTGCTTATGGCCCAAGAGAAAAATTTCTTGTTCGTTTAAGAGAGGATGCAGATTTATCTAAAACAGTTGCTATTACTTTACCAAGAATTGGTTTTGAGATAACAAATTTAGCATACGATCCAGGCCGTAAATTAAATCGGGTTCAAAAATTTAAAAAGGTAAAGGGTTCTAAAGCAACACAACTGGATACACAATTTATGCCAGTCCCTTATAATATTGATATTGAATTATATATTATGGCAAAACAATCTGATGATGCGTTGCAGATAGTGGAACAAATTCTTCCTTATTTTCAACCAGACTATACTTTTACAATTAATGATCAACCTGATATGGGAATTAAAAGAGATGTTCCTATAATATTAAATAGTATAACTTATGAGGATAGTTATCAGGGAGATTTTACTACACGCAGAGCTCTTATATATACTTTGTCATTTACTGCAAAGTTTTACCTTTATGGCCCTGTTACCTCTAGTAAGGTTATTAAGACAGTACAGGTTGATCAATACACAGACTTAGAAGACACTTCACCGAGAAGGGAACAAAGATATAAGGTAACGCCAAGACCAGAAACAGCTGAAGCTGACGATGATTTTGGATTTAATGAAACTACATCATTCTTTGTAGATGCACAAGAATTTGATACTGAAACTGGAGAAGATACTGATGGTCCTGGCCGTTCTGGAACAACCGATTAGGAGAACCTATGGAAGCGCTGGCAGAATATTGGCACCAAATATTATTTCTCATTGGAGCAATAATTATGGCTGTTAGATTAGAATCCGAAGTTAAATCTAACAGAAGAGATTTAGATCATCTTAAAAATGAATTAGATCGTAGAGATACTTACGTAGAAACTGTAAAACAACGATCAGAAATTGATATTCACGGAAAACAGATATCTACATTATGGGAATTTGTAAATAAGCTTAGAGATAAGATGAATGGTGGACCGCTCTAGCAAATTAAATGGTAAATTATGACAGAAAAAATAGATAAAGAATTAGGTGTTGTACAAGATCCATTACAGCAAGATATAATTGAACATCCTTGGGTGGATGATGTTGATGTTAAACCTGGCAATATCTCAATGGGTCATGGATGGCCAGTCAAAGTAGCTCCACCTGTCACTGCTCAACAATATAAAAATGAGGAGGATGTAGAGAAAGATTATGAATACCAACGAGAAAACTTCTACAAACTGGTTGAACGGGGTTCCGTCGCTATTGACGGGATACTTGAGCTTGCCAAAGAAGGTGAGCACCCAAGAGCCTATGAAGTGGCAGGACAACTCATCAAAAATGTTGCAGAGGTTACTGAAAAACTTGGAGACTTACAAGAGAAAATGAGGAAACTCAAAGAAGTTCCTAATAATGCACCGAAGAATGTAACCAATGCATTATTTGTGGGATCTACAAAAGAATTACAAAATATTTTGAAAGATAAAGCTGGGGGCGAAGATATTTGATTGATGTAAAAAAGTTTCATTCGTGGTCTACAACTACGTTTGTTTTTAAAATTGAAGATTTGAATAATGAACAAATGAGAAGAGAAATTCTGGCCAGAGAAAAGAGGGAGTTGGGGTTTAAGTTTGACCCAATACAAGGAGGAGGTTGGCAAAGTAATAAGGATTTACTTGAAACTGGAACATCATTTTCTAATTTAAAAAAATACCTTATTCGTTATGTAAATGAAATATTGAGTGAGACTTATGTCGATAGTGCTACAATTAGAATGATTAATAGTTGGGCTAATATAAGTAGAACGGGTGAGTATACTTTACCTCATATTCATGAAGAAGCCAGTTGGTCTTGTGTTTACTATGTCACACCTACAGGAGATGCAAATCTTTATTTAAAAGATCCAAGACCATTCGAACAAATGGATCGATCTCATCATTATTTAAAAGATCCTTATGCCAATGTAATTAGAAAAAGACCATTTAAAACAGGAGAAGTTATATTGTTTCCAAGTTGGTTAGAACACGGTGTGGGTACAAATGTATCTGATTCATCAAGAATAAGTATAGCAGCTAACTTTATAATTGAGGGAACACAGTGATAAAATGAAAAAAAATTTGTTATGGCCAACTGAAATCTATTCTTTTAAGAATGAAATTATAGATAACGTTAAAATAAAAGAAATATTTCTAGAAAAAGAGAAAAGTGAACTAAGTAGAAGTATTTCTAATATAGGTGGATGGCAGAGTGAAGACTCTATATTGGAAGAAAATGACTTTTCTGAAATTAAAGATTTTTTGCTTAAGTGTGTTTCATCTATAAAAAATGAAATTTACAGAGATGATGTAAAAATCTTGTTAGCTCAAAGTTGGGCAAATGTAAATAGATTTGGGCATTATAATTTAAACCATGTTCATGGTAATTCACATTGGTCTTGTGCTTATTATGTAACAGAAACTTATACAGCACCATTATATTTTATTGATCCAAGGGTAAGAATAAATATGGATGTTTCTCACTTTTTTCTAAAGAATAAATACTTTAACACATTGGGATCTGAAAAAAGTATGCCGGGGGAGGTTATATTTTTCCCATCTTGGTTAGAACATGCAGTTGCTAAAAATTCTACTGATAATCCAAGGATAAGTATATCCTGTAATTTCTTAATAAGGGAACAAAAATGACAGAATCTGTCTATCTAGGAAACCCCAATCTCAAGAAGGCAAATGTTTCTCAGGAATGGACAAAGGAAGAAGTTGAGGAATACACAAAATGTATGGACAGTCCACAATATTTTATAGAAAATTATGTAAAGATTGTTTCTCTTGATAAAGGCCTTATTCCCTTTCATATGTACGCTTTTCAAAAAGAAATGGTGGGCACATTTCACAACAATCGTTTCTCGATTTGTAAATTACCTCGACAGTCTGGAAAATCAACTATTATTATTGCTTATCTTCTACATTATGTATTATTCAATGCAACAGTTAATGTAGCAATCCTTGCAAATAAGGCTGCGGTAGCTCGTGATTTACTATCACGTTTGCAGCTTGCATACGAACATCTACCCAAATGGTTGCAGCAAGGAGTGATGACATGGAACAAGGGAAGTTTGGAATTAGAAAATGGATCTAAAATATTGGCTTCTTCTACAAGCGCTAGTGCTGTTAGGGGTGGGTCTTATAATATTATATTTCTTGATGAGTTTGCATACGTACCTGCTAATGTAGCAGAACAGTTCTTTTCCTCAGTGTATCCTACAATATCTTCTGGTCAAACGAGTAAAGTAATAATCGTATCTACACCACATGGTATGAATATGTTCTATAAAATGTGGGTAGATGCAGAGGAAGGTAGGAATACGTATGTTCCTATAGAGGTTCATTGGAGTGAAGTTCCTGGCCGGGATGCTAAATGGAAAGAAGAAACGATCAAGAATACCTCTGAATCTCAGTTTAACACAGAGTTTGAGTGCGAGTTTTTAGGTTCTATTGATACTCTTATTACACCAGCAAAACTTAGAACACTTACTTATAGAGCTCCAATAAAGTCCAATGCAGGGATAGATCAATACGAAAAACCCCAAAAAGACCACACGTATATCATACCAGTTGATGTGTCAAGAGGAACATCAAAAGATTATTCTGCTTTTACAGTTATAGATATATCTCAAATACCATATAAGTTGGTTGCAAAATACAGGGATAATGAGATTAAACCTCTACTGTTTCCCAGTAAAATATATGATGTCGCACGAGCATATAATCAGGCATTTGTTATGGTGGAAGTAAACGATATAGGAGAACAGGTAGCAAACACTTTACAGTTTGATTTGGAGTATGACAACCTGATGATGGCTTCCATGCGTGGGCGTGCAGGACAAGTCCTTGGAGGGGGGTTCTCAGGGGGTAGAGCACAATTGGGGGTAAGAACTACTAAAGCTGTAAAGAAAACAGGATGTTCTAATTTAAAACAATTGGTTGAAGATAACAAAATTATTATAGAAGATTTGGATACGATTAGTGAATTGTCCACTTTTATTGTGAAAGGAAGTTCTTTTGAGGCTGATGAGGGATGTACAGATGATTTGGTAGCTTGTTTATTCCTATTTGCGTGGGCTAGTGATCAACAATATTTTAAGGAATTAACAGATGTTGATGTTCGATCTACTA